AGTTTTTTTAACTTTTGGATTAGTTGTTATTTTAGTAGTTTTTCTTTTATATAATGAATCTAATTTATTAAAAAAATTAGGATTAATTTCTAACTTTTCAGTTGTCATTATTATTTAAGATTAATTTTTTATTCTTATACTTTTTGAATTGTGATTTTTGATGCATTTAATAATTCATCTGCTAATTCGTCATTTCTATAATCTTCTAAATATTTGATATTTGTAATGCCGGAAGATATTATGAATTTTGTACAATTAATACAAGGTCTATGTGTTACATAAATTGTAGTATTTTCAATTGATACACCTCTTCTTGCAGCATCAGCGATAGCATTTTGTTCAGCGTGAATTGTATTTTGTTCGTGTCCATCTCTCATAATTGATATATGGGGAGTTCCTGATGGAAAACCATTATATCCTGCACTAATAATTCTATTATTTTTAACAATTACGCTACCCACTTTAAGTCTTTTACTTGTAGAACGGGCAGAAATTAATAATGCGATACAAGAAAAGTATTCATCCCAGCTACATCTTTCATCATCCCAACTTTTTATTAGAGAGGATAATTGAGATATTTTATTTGATACTTGATGTTGTTTTACAGGTATATTTCTATAGATTGAATTTGATTGTGGTTTAATAATTTTTCCAATATTCATTAGAGCATCTAAATCAATAGAATCATTACTACTATCTGATTCCGAAATACTAGTTGATACAGTATCAATAACATTTGTTAAGTCTTGTTCTTGTTCTTGTATACATCTTTGTTCGCAAGGATGAGTGCATGAATTAAAGATAGATTTTGGCATATTCGAATCGTCATCATCTATTTCAGCAGGTAAGCTATTTCCTAGATATACTGATTTTTTTATTGATTCCATGAAAATTTATATATTTGATTATTAAATCTTTATTTTTAAATAATTTAAAGATTCAATTTTTATAATATATATAAGTTAATCAACTAACTTTTTTTCTATATTATAATATATAATATGGAAAAAAAATGTTTAATAATCGGAAAAGGTCCAAGTATGAATTTGGTTAAAGATATTGAATTTGATGGAACTATTATTAGTTGTCATCAACCATTACATAAAAAAACAAATTTCGTATGTAGTTCTGATGCTAACAAATTTAAAGATGCAGAAATACAAGCAATTTTAAATAATATTCAACTTGTAATAGGTATACACTTTGCTCATAAGAAAAATAAGATTCCAAAAGAATATCATTCAAAAGTAATATTTCACAAATGTAAACATTTATTAACATCAGGTATTTTCGCTATGGAATGGGCCATTAGTCAGGGATATACTATACTTTATACTGCTGGTATAGATTTTTATACAGATGATGATGGAATAATGTATCCAAAACGTCATACAGATCCGATTCAACTCCATCATAGAATAAAAGAGGTTATTACAGATTGGGTAAAACAAGGTATAAAAATTTATAAAGTAGAAAAAAAAAGTATTTTGCCAATAGAAGTAAAATTTCCTAATTAAATTTTGTAATCAAATTTTTTTTCATTTGATAAAGTTGATAAATATATATATGAATCATACAATGATAAATGTTTTAAATCATTTATTCTGTATGGATGAATATTTAAGAAACCAAGTAAAATATTTTTTATCTCATCATTATAATTTGCTTTTTGAATAGTATCTAAATAATTTAGAAATGGTTTTAAGTTGAAGTTGTAAGATTTTTTAATTTTAAAATATAAAATTATATTTTCTAAATTTAGATTTCCAGATCCTCTTCCCATACCTAAATATGAAGCATCTAAAATATTAATATAATTAATAGATGCCAACATATTAGCCATACCAATTTGTCCATTATTATGAATATGATAGCCTAATTTAATATTTTTTATATCTGTTAGATATGAAAATTGTTGAATTACATCATCAGGTGTCATATTACCAAATGAATCTGCTAAATACAGATAATCAATATAATTAGACATTTTAATAACTTCTTTTTTAATATTTTCTAATTGTTTCATATTAATATGTGATACAGCAGCAATATTTAAAGATACTTCGTAATTGAGTTCTTTTAATAGTTTACAAATTTTAATATTTTCAAAAAAATTTTTATAATAAACTACTATTCTAATCAAATCAATATTTGTTTCTTCTTTTTTTGGTAATTTATTAAAATCATATCTCCAACTATCAATTAATACAGATATTTTACATTTTGGTTTAACTTCATTAACAATACTATTGATTGTATTAAATGATATATTTCTATAATGACCATCATCTTTTTTGGTAAAACTATTATTTATTAGATAACCTATTTCAAAATATTCTATATTTGTATTATCTGAAGCCCGTAACATGTCAGTAACTTCTTTTTTGGTCCAATTCCATTGATTCAAAAATCCTCCATCTCTGATTGTTACATCAATGATTTTAATTTCTTTCTTTTTTTTTTTTTCAATAGCAATATTCTGGAGTAATATATTATTTTTATTAAAATTTTCCTTATAATTATAAAGACTGTTAATTTTTAATGATAATTTATTTTCATTTCCATAGATTGCGTCTTTATTATAATAATGATATAATGCTAAATTGAAATCTTCAGGATAATCAATGTCCATTCTTTCTTTAGAATTACATATTTCAAAGTAAGGTTTTTTACCAATAAAATCGCCATTTTTAATAACATCTTCTACTTTCATCATAACTGCCCCAAGACATAAATTATGTTTTGTTTTTGTATGCCCTTGCCCTTGTTTACCATCAACTGATAATACTATTGAATCGTATTTTTTATTTTCTAAATTATGAAACATATGTTTATAAGTTTCTTGTGTTATAAAAGGTGCTGTTACTGGTGAGTACAAAACATATTCACTATCTATAAAAGAGACCATATATTTACAAAAATCAGAATTTGATATTTGATCTGTAGAATATTTAGGATTTCTTTTGAAAATTTTTAATTTAGAAGTTAGATAATTAACATATTTATTTTTAACATAGTCTATTATTTTTTGAGATTCTGTATTTAAAATAACTTTGTTTAAAAAATCAAGAGATAATAACATTGTTAATTTATTATCAAGTAGAGTTGTATTTCCAAAATTCATGATATTTTTAAATGGTAATCTTGTTGAGGTATATTTTACACAAATTAGTCCTGTTATATCCATTATATATATATAATTGTAAATATTTTTCTTTTTTTAATTCAACATTTATCAATTTTTGTAATGTTTTTAGTATAAAAATAAATTATTTTTATATTAAAATTAACACGATATTTAAAATTAATATTAAATGTTTCAATCAATTATTATAAACGTTTTCTTACTACTGATATGCTATCATTCTTTAAAGGCATATATCAAGAAATACATTCGAGATGAAATAATTTCTTTTCAATTATATCGTTCAGTTATATGTACTTTTATAGCATTATATTCAACGATTCAAATTTTAATAAATTGGGATAAATTTTGGAATACTCCTACGAAATATGTGGATAAACACACAGAATGGATAAATATATTAACACTTTCATATTTTATATCAGATATTTTTACAATGATTTGTCAAAAAAATAAAAGGATTGATTTATGGATACATCACATATTTTGTTTAATTTCATTATCATTACATAGTATTTATTATTCTAATCCATGTATAATATTAAATGGTGTAATTATGGCTGAATTTATGTCAGCCGTTAGTGGTTTAGACGCAGTAGCAAAATATTTTAAATATGGTAATATCTTATGGTGGACAAAATTATATCGTTGTTTTGTAATAATCTTAATTCGTTTTCCAATATGGATTATGTTAATTAAATTTGTTTTGACTACTGATATGTATTATGCCGCTCAAGTTAATTGTATAGTTGGTTCAATAACTATGTGTTCTCTAGATATATATTGGTTAAGGTTATGTATAAAGGCATTACGAACACATATTTATTAACTTAATGTTAGATTTCTTGTAATGATATTTTTGTTTTTTTAATACATTCTTCAATTTCTTCACTGGATACAGCTAAATTTGGTCGCATTCGGATAGTTTTATCTCCTGCTCCCAAACATAATAATTTATTTTTTTTCAAAATATCTAAAAATTTATTTCTTATTTTAGTAGTTTTCATATCAAATGACATTAGTAATCCAATATTTCTAATATTATCAATTTCATTTGATTTTATCATTTTCATATTATTTAACCATTGATTTCCTCTTTCAATAGCATTAACTTCTAAGTTATCTTCTTTAATAATATCTATTATTTTAGATGATCGTATCATATCAATATGATTTCCTCCCCACGTTGAACCTAATCTTCCACTAGTATTAAAGCAATGACTTTCTAATTCATCTAATCTTTTTCCTCCAAAAACTCCACATTGTTGAGTTTTTTTACCAAAAGAGACTAAATCGGGTTCTAAATCATAGTGTTGAAAACACCAAGGTTTTCCTGTAGTATAAAATCCAGTTTGAACTTCGTCGACTATAAATAAAATATCATTTTGATTACATATTCTTTGTAAATTTTGCAAAAAATATTTTGTAAAATGTCTATCCCCCCCTTCGCATTGTACCGGTTCGATAATCATTCCAGCAACCTGTTTCTTATTGTCTTTCATATATTTCTCAATTTCATCAATAGCAAAATCATCATATACCTTTTGATTTTCATCTGATAATCCCCATTTAGGTGATGATAAGAATCTAGGCCAATTAAATTTGGTAAAGTTTTTAATCTTATGTTGTTCTGTATTTGTAAGAGACATTGTATAACCTGAACGACCATGAAAAGCTTTTTGAAAATGAGCTATTAATAATTCTTCATTTTTATCTCCATTTTTTTGACATTTCCAATCCATAGCAATTTTAAGAGCATTTTCTACAGATAATGCTCCTCCATCAATAAAGAAACAATATGGATATGTTTCTGGGATAACCTGGTTCTTAAATTTATTAATAAAATCAAGGTATTCCTGTGTATAAAAATCACAATTTGCTAGTTTATTAATAAATATGTGGGTATCAATATTATCTTTAAAGTGTTTTAGTAATTTTGGATGATTCCAACCAATTGGATTACTTCCAAATCCCCCATGAAAATCTAAAAATTTTTCATCCTCATTGCTGTATAAAAAGGAATTATGTGATTTTTGCACATTCCACACGATTGGAAAGCTATCAAATAGGAATTTTTTATTTGATAATGGATTAGTAGTTGAAAAATTACGACGAATTATATTCACTAAAGTATTTCTCATAGATATATATATATATAATAAATTTAATTTTAATTAGACATATATTTATCTAGATATATTATTATTACAATTTTACGTTCTGTGAAATAGTATAGTAAAAATAAATGTAAGTAAGTTTAAATGAAAAAAAAATTATTTTATTATTATTAAATGTCTTCGGTGTATTTAAAGTTATGTTTACTAACTATTTTTTCAAAGGATATATCAAATATTATATTCAATTACACAATTATTATTTGTGATAATTGCTTTATCGAAACAAATTATCAAATCATTACTGAACGATATAATAAATGTAATGGTTGGTTATGTAAAACATGTGATAATATTATTTATAGTTATTCGTATGATGAATTATTTATTTAATTTATTTGCTAATTATATTTAATTTATTTGTTAATATTAACGAATATATACATGGATAATTTTTTTGATGATACAAATTCGTATAATAAAAGTTCACAAACCCTTTTTGTCAATTTAATAAAAAAACAGAGAAAAAATATTAGACGTAAAGGTAATTACGGAAAACTTTCATTTGATGATATAAAACGTGTGGACAAATATTTAAAACGAAATATATTCGACAGTGATGATTGTTGTATTTACAAAGGAGAATTAAAAAAAAATTACGCTACTATTTCATTTAAAGGTAAAAAGGTTTCTGTCCATCGTTTACTATATCATAATTATATAAGTAATATTACCGATGGTGATTATGTTACCTTTAGTTGTAATAATAGAGGAATATGTTGTAATTTACAACATTTTACTATGTCGAAAAAGAAAAAAGACTCTAAAAAAGACTCTAAAAAAGACTCTAAAAAAGACTCTAAAAAAATAAATTAATATTTTAAACTTTATTAAAAATTTGTAAATTTATATCAAAGAAATTTTTAATTAATTTATGATCAGAATTATTTAATTGTAATTTTTGAAAAACAAATTTAGACATTAAATTTGCGAAAATTTCATTTGGATGATAATTTTGATGAATTTTATAAAAACGAGTATAATAATTAGGAATATCTTTTAAATTAAATAATTTAGAAGATTTTATTGAAAATAAATTTTTATTTTTTTTTAAATAAATACACTTAGATAAATGATTGTCATTATTATTTTTATCTAAAATCAATATAGGTAATAAATAATTATTTTTATTTAACTTAAAGATGTAATCATTATTAGGCGCATCAGGATTTGTGATGATATAGTCATCAATTTTTGATGGTAGTTTAAAATTTTTAATATATTTAAAATTCCATTGTGAATATAATTTTTTAAAAATCATAGGATATTTTCTTTGATAAATATGAAATTGTTCGTGAAACAATGTACTTATCATTTGTTTTGTTGTTGTATTTGTTATAAAATCATCTGATATTACTATGTAATTGTTAATTGTGTAAGGAAATCCCCAATCCATTTTATTTGAAATTTTTATCAAATTCCAAGTTTTCATAACTGGGATATTTGTATTATTTTTTTGATTGAAATCTATAATTATTTTATTTAAAGAATTTAAATTATTATTTATTTTAAATTTATCAACTTCTGTAAAGTTGATTGTATTTTTAGTATATATTTTTTTTGCTATATTTCGCATATTGTTTATATTAGATGATGAACCATAATATGGAGTTCGAGCATAAATCTCATTCAATCTAAATTTTTTTATTTGTGGAAATTTTTCTGAATTTAAAAAAACTTTTGCTGCTTCTTTTGCAGATGAATAGTTTATTTTTATTTTGGATTCACTAAAATTTTCAATTTTGTTTTTCGTATATAAAAATATAAGTATCCCAACTATTATTAAAATAATGCATATTAGCATTGTTTCCAATTTTTTTAAAAGTAACATCTATATATATTATTTTAATAATATTTTAAACCTTTGTTAAATTAATGTTGTTTTTACTCATTATTAATTATACGTATATCGATAATAGGTAATTAATAATACACAACACAATGTCCATATTGTTACTAATATTGTTAGTATTTGTTTATTTTTGTTTGTTGGACGATATCCAATTATCTTTAATATTGAAACACTTACAGAAGTCATATTTTCTATATTTTCAGTATAATGTTCTTCTACATCTGTAATTAAACATGTATCAAAAACAATTTGAGTTATTATTATAAAAATAATAACAAAATATACATACTTAAATTTTGTTTTATTAATAAAACAAAGTGGCAATATAATGAATAATGGAAATATAAAATGAAAACTTCTTATTAAAATACTTATATTTTTTTTACTAAATGGTAATAAATTGATGATTGAAATAACAATATTACATATAATATTTTTAATATAGTCAATCTTATTGTTAACCATATTTCTATATAATATAATTTATAAATTAGTTCGTTAGTTTATTTGTTATTTTTATTATAAATTATATTATAAAGTATGGACATTAAAGTAGCAATTATAGGAGGAGGTTTTTCTGGTATTTATGCTTTAAAATATTGCGTTCAAGAAAAATTAAAATGTAAATTATTTGAAAGTTCGGATTCTATTGGTGGTGTTTGGAAATATAATAGAAATAAATCTGGTGGCGTATTAAAAAATACATATGCTTCATCATCTATAACTTTTTTACATCCAACTGATTATCCATTTCCAAATAATACACCGGAGTTTTCTCATCATAGTGTAATTTATAATCATTTAATTGATTATGTAAAATACTTTGATTTAAATCAGTATATACAATTACATACATATATCACAAATATTACTAAAAAAAAAAATAAATGGATTGTTAATTATTTAAAAGATGATACCAATATTACTGAATTATTTGATAAATTAATAATATGTACTGGAGTACATCAAAATATTAATATACCAGATGATATTAATTTTAATGAATTTGATAAAAAAAAAGTTATTCATAGTCATTATTACGAACAAAATAGAGAAAAATTTAAAGGAAAAAATATAATGGTAATTGGTGGAGGAGAGACTGCTCATGATATTGCTTGCGATTTATCTACAATTTCTAATAAAGTTTATATGTCTATTCGTAAAGGTCAATGGTTTCAAGGCAAAATTGTTAGTCCATATGAATCAGCAGATATGTATTATAATAGATATATGCATACTATTTGGTGTAAGCCATTTGCTAAATGGATTGGATATATGAATGAATTTATATGGGGAAAAGGAGGAACAGGTATAGATAAATGGAAACCAAATTCAACATATGGAGATTCTTTTTTAACAAAGGGAAGGGAAATTTTATTATGGGTAGCAAAAGGGAAAATTATTCCTTGTGGCGGAATTACCAAAATAGATAACAATAATATTTATTGCAATGATGAAACGATAAATACCGATTATATCATATTATGCACTGGATATAATAATTCTCATTTAAAAAAACTATTACCAAATATAGATTATAATAAAAATAAATACAAATTAATATTTGATCCAGATGATACATCTCTATCGTATTGTGGATTTATTAGACCATTTATAACATCTTTACCATTAGTTTCAGAATTACAAGCAAGATTAATCGGTAATGTTTATTCTAACAAAGTTGAATTACCTAATAAAAATAGTATTATGAAGACAATTCAAAAAGATGATGATAGGCGAAAATCTCGTTTTTCTAAAGATTATGATAGATTAAACTATTTAATAAATCCATATACATATTGTGATGAAATTTCAAATTTAATTGGATGTAAACCAAATATGTTTAAATTATTTTTTACAAATCATAGATTATGGAGAACAATGTTTTTTTTCCCATGGTCACAATTTCATTACACTATTAATTCTGACAATGAAAAAACAAAAAAAATTTCTATAGAACAATTAGAAAAAATCAGAAATTCTATTACTGGAAAACGATTAAAATATTTAGCTAATGTTGGGACAATTTGTGTTACAATTATACTTCTTCTTATAATTGGTATTTTGATAGGAATTGTATTTGGATTTGTATATGGTTTTAAGAAAATTGGACCTTATGTAGTTCAAGCATTTTCTATATTAATGTTATTATTAATTCCGCTTTAATTATTACATAAATCTGGTAGCATATTTTTACTATATTGATCAATAATTATTAATATATTAAATGGTGTAATTGTTGGAAACATAAAGAAAATTATTGATATTATCGTTAAAATGCTGCACATAGAAAACATAGTTTGCCATCGAAATGGAAAGAGATAATCATCATCTGTACCGCCAAGATAATTTGTTAATATTACTAGAACACAACGTCCAAATATTATCCAAGACACCATTATAAAACAATAGAATATTGCTATATAAATTTGTAATTGGGATGGTAAAAAAAATCCAAAAAATATAATTAATAAAGTTCCAATTATATGAAGAATATGAATAATACAAATTAAATATTTATATTTTTGATGTGGTTTATCTAAATTTTGTGGAAGAATATTTGTAGTGAAAGCATTTATATAATGTTTCATATAATCTTCAATTGGTTCTAATACAGGTGACAAATCATTTTGTAAATTATTACTAATATTTTTTGCGATTTTAACAGATGTTTTAATATAAGAATCAACTATATCTTGGATATTTTCTTCTTTTTTAAGATCACCCATTATATTACAATATAGCAATTTAATTATAATGTTACCAAATAAAATTTTAAATTTAATTTATAAATTTGTATTTCACACGTGTCATTTGTGTAACACATTGACAAAAAGTTTTTGTATATATTGTAGAAAAACAGTTTGTATTTTACATTATCATTTTATAAATAATGGAATATGTGATGTGTGTGTTTCTGAATTGTTACATTAATAATTTTAATAAAAATAATCGAAAATTAAAATTGATTAAATACGGATTTAATTAATTATAAAATCTTGATTATTTCAACGAATAATAAATTTATTAATAACTTATTAATCACTAATCAATTACTTATTGAAAAATGACTGAAGAAACTAACACAATGCAAATTTTTATCAAAACATTAACTGGTAAAACAATCACATTAGATGTAGAATCAGGAGATACAATTCAAAATGTAAAAGCAAAGATTCAAGATAAAGAAGGTATTCCACCAGATCAACAACGATTGATTTTTGCTGGGAAACAACTTGAAGATGGGCGAACTCTTGCTGATTATAATATTCAAAAAGAATCTACCCTTCATTTGGTCTTAAGATTACGAGGTGGTAGTATGCAAATTTTTGTAAAAACATTAACTGGTAAGACAATCACATTAGATGTAGAATCGGGAGATACAATTCAAAATGTAAAAGCAAAGATTCAAGATAAAGAAGGTATTCCACCGGATCAACAACGATTAATTTTTGCTGGAAAACAACTTGAAGATGGGCGAACTCTTGCTGATTATAATATTCAAAAAGAATCTACTCTTCATTTGGTCTTAAGATTACGAGGTGGTAATTAAACATTTATTTTATTTAATAAATATTTTCTTTTAAGGACTGATTTTTTATTAATATTATTAAAATCGATTATTTAACAATTTACACAATTAATCACTTAACTAGAGAAAATAATGTTTGGAAATCATCATTTTAATTTATATTTTCATAATATTGAAAAAAATGAAAATGAAATAGTTGAAGAAATTCAATTAAAATTTACTACAAAAAAAGAAATTTTAAAAACAGTTGAAGCTATATTACCAAAAGATTTAGCAAATTTATCTATCAGTTTTATTGATAGTAGCAGGGATCAAGAATGGTTTGAATATGATTTGTTTTGTGGAAGATATGAAGAAGAAAATGAAAAAGAACAAAATTATTGTTACATTGTTCCAGTTGGCGATATTGGAGGAGAATCTGAACGAACACTTGGACATTTTATTATTTTTGGTGATATGATTGCCAAAAAATTATTTAGTTTACAAAACTTTAAAGAATATTTTCCTCATATAGAATATCTTCAATGCATATGTTTAAAAGAATGGAATTCATTAAGAGAAATTGGAGAAGATAATATTATATCAAATCCATTTGAATACTCTGAACAATGGGCAATGAATGGATTTATACAACGAACTAATACAGGAACTTATGAATGTGATTGGGATGTTGAATCTGATTTTGAAATTGACACGGATTTTTAAAAACAAAGTCGGAAAAAATTAAAATTGATTTTTTTGTTATTTACGTTCATCTAGATGATGAGGATAATTTAGATTATATGTTTTACAAAAAGCAACTTCTGCACTTATTCCTAATGTTTTATTTTTTCCTACCACAACCAGTCCGTTACATTAACCATAATTGTTGTAATCTATTATTATTTTTTATTATTCTTGAATTATTTACATATCTTTGATTTATTGATTGCCTTTCTTGTCTTTTTTGTCTTCTTATAAAATTGGGATTATATTCGTATTCTCTATTATTATTAACTAAATTATTTAAATATTTATCATACATTTATAAAATTATATAATTTATATTTAAAATTTTAATATTATATACTTTTATTATATTATATTATATATCATATGCTAAATAATTAGATTTTGTATATATCGTAAATATCGGGGAATTTAATTCAGTGTCATATTATTTATATATATAAAGATATATATTCATATATAAATATAATATAAAAAATGGACAAAAAAAATAAATCATGTATGAAAAAATATCAAAATTATGTTGCAAAGGAAGAATATAAAACAACTTTAAAAGTATTGAAGAATACGGCAAAAGTAATTGATAATGGAAAGAAAGTAGTTCAATTCTTTCAATCTGATAATGGTAAAAAAGTAATAAATATTCTTTCTACACGTGCACCGAAGATATTTAATGCAATGTCTAAAGCTTCAAAAATAGCAGTACTTCTTGGACCAGCCGGGATGTCTGTTGGAGTTGCTGTTGATTTATTAGCAGCATTTGGTTTAATTCAAGATGCTCAAGATGCAAAACTGGATGAAATAATACGAAAAATTGACAAACTTCAAAATACAGTAGATAAAGGTTTTACTGATATGAAAAATCAGTTGAAATTAAATGAAATAATGTTAAGATTTTTTAATCCATATGATAAACTTAAAGCATTGACAGAACAATATGAGTTGGCTCTATATAATAAGAAAGATGGAATGTATTATTTTATTATGCGAATTAATAATATATTGAACAATGTATCAATTGAACAAATGCTTTTACTTATAAAACAAGTTAAAAATGTATTAGAAGGAGATAGTCATACTCCTAATTTGTTTAATACAATTATTAATAAAGCAGCTATAAATCTACAAGGAGATGATTTTGACAAAGGAGTAAGTGCGGTCTGTCTAAAATTTCAGGAAGTATTATCTATAATTTTCAGATCAATTAAGATGATTCGAACTTGTATAACTATAAAACAACAAGATACTCAATATGAACCAAACTTATGTGAGTTAATGAAATTTTATGCAAATCTTATAAAATTAGATCCAGCAAATAAATTTAAAAACTATTTAACTATGAAAGCTTATGGTGGAACCTTTAAACTTATGGCAAAAAAATGGCCAACATATGCAGTTTATATGAAGGATAGTAAAAATGCACAATTACAATGTTGGCATGATGTTAATAAAGTTGGTGATGCAGGTGTTTTTAAAATTACACCTTTACCAAAAAAGGATGATAAAGGTTTATTTTATCACATCACAAATAAAAAATGGCCAAACTACTTTGTATATATGCAAGATAATTCTGCTGGAAATATAAAGGGTTGGAAAGGCAATCCAGGTATTCAAGGAGAATGGAAACTTTCTGTTCATAATTTTTCTGAAAAATCTCAAAATTTTACCTTTACATTGGCACCAAAGAAGTGGTTAGATCATAATATTTATATTCAAAATAAAAAAAAAGGATTACTTTATGGTTGGAAGGGAGATATAGGTGATGAGGGTCATTTCGTTTTGATACCTCAAATTACCAGTTGAAATTCAAAAATCATATATGAAGAAGAGTTATTTTAGTGGAGGTGGTAAAAGAGGTATTGCGAGAAGAATAAGTTGGGATGAACCGTCATTAACTTTAACAACATCTCCTCAGCAAAAACAAACAGAACGTAATTTTTGTGGACGCGAAAAAAGTTAAGCAAAATACTAACACATCATATCATTTAGGGCTAGAACTGTTATTAATATTACTACTTAACTTTACTCAAAAATGATATAAGGAAATACATACTAATTAATAAAGTATTAATATGTATGTATCACA